TACAAGTTGGCTATTGAGGCGGAGAAACAGCGAACCCCCAGAGAATTGAAGGCCCTCCTAATCCATCAGCTAGTCAAGCACTCCATTGATGAGGATTTCCCTCCCGCTCAGCGCATGAAGGCCTTAGAACTAATCGGCAAGCTCTACGATGTGGGCGCCTTCATGGAGCGCAAAGAGACAACAGTCATCCACCAAAAGAGCGGAGACATCAAAGCGCAACTACTGGAGCGCATCAAGCAGGTGATCGACGTCGAGGCCAAGCCTAAACGCTCGGGCGGTGCATCTTTATTGGCGGAAATTTCAGAGAGCGCAGACCCCACCGCACCCCCACCCCCCGCGGACGCGAGCGAGAGGGCAGGGGATCCTACGCATACTATTCCCCTCACTCAACCATCCCCAAAAAGTGTTGATCTCCCAGAAACCCCCCCGTCACCTTCCGAAACGCAATGAGGTGGGGGGTATATATATTTAAAAATCGAATAACCCTACTACCAGTAGGGGTGGTAATATTACCAGAGCGCTTGTAAGTTATTGATTTTATTCAGGAAAAAAATGGGTTTTTGAAGTGAAGATAAAATATACGCCTACGAAGAGGGAGTTGGAGTTGATGAGAAAGCCTGGGCGGTTGACTGAGGCTCAATGTAAGGAGAAGGATATGACGGTTAAAGAGAGAAATGTATTTGATGCGATAGATATGTGGTGGAAGGAGTTTGGGTACGGGCCTTCTTATGATGATATTATGAGGATCACGGGAGATAAGGGTCGTGGTAACGTTCACAGGGTTATTGATAACTTAGTGAAGTTGGGTGTGTGTAAAAAGATCAAAGGCAAGGACAGGAGTGTTCGGCCTGTGTATATTAAGTTTAGCGAGTTAGCATGAACGTAGAGCAGATGGAAGCGGCGATCCAGAACATGCCTCCCGAGTTGGCGGAGGAGATGTGGGATATGTTCGAGGTCTACAAACAGAGCTTGAGCGTAGAGAAAGCCGCCGACGACTTTATGCTGTTCGTGAATGAGATGTGGCCTGGGTTTATACACGGACGCCATCATGAGCTGATGGCTGAGAAGTTTGAGGAGATCGCAAGCGGGAAACTGAAGCGACTAATCATCAACATGCCTCCCCGTCATACAAAATCTGAATTTGCTTCCTTTATGTTACCCGCTTGGTTTTTGGGAAAGTATCCTGGTAAAAAAATTATCCAGACATCTAACACAGCTGAACTTGCGGTGGGTTTTGGCCGTAAAGTCAGGAACCTTGTCGCATCTGAGACATACCACAAAATATTCCCATTTGTGAATCTAAGATCGGACAGCAAAGCCGCTGGACGTTGGTCTACGAATAAAGACGGAGAGTATTTTGCGATTGGTGTCGGTGGTACGGTAACGGGTAAAGGTGCGGACCTGCTCATCATCGACGATCCCCACTCCGAACAAGAAGCAGCCCTAGCAGCCGGAGACCCATCCGTATTTGATAAAGTCTACGAGTGGTATACATCCGGCCCTCGCCAGCGTCTACAACCTGGTGGTGCCATCGTCGTGGTTATGACCCGCTGGGCAAAACGGGACCTGACTGGCAGGATTGTTCAGTCCATGATCGACAGGGATGGAGAGAAGTGGGAGGTTATACAGTTACCGGCCATCATGCCGAGCGGTAAACCTTTATGGCCAGAGTTCTGGAGGATAGAGGAACTCGAAGCCCTGAAGTCTGAACTCCCCGCTGCAAAATGGAATGCACAGTACATGCAATCCCCCACATCTGAAGAAGGTGCGATTGTGAAGCGAGAGTGGTGGAGGGTGTGGGATCAGGATCCCCCCGCGTGTGAATATATTATTCAGTCTTGGGATACGGCTTTTACAAAATCTGAGCGGGCTGACTATTCTGCTTGTACGACCTGGGGTGTGTTTTACATGAACGAGAACCCTCAAGACCCGAACGTGATCCTTCTTGATGCGTTTAAGGCGAGGATGGAGTTTCCTGAGTTGAAACAGGTGGCGTTAGAGGAATATAGGAATTGGCAGCCAGATGCTTTTATTGTTGAGGCGAAGGCGAGTGGAGCGCCGTTGATTTTTGAATTGAGGGCGATGGGAATTCCGGTGCAGGATTTTACTCCCAGCAGAGGAAATGATAAGATGGTGAGAATCAATTCAGTAGCAGATCTTTTTGCGAGTGGTAAAGTATGGGCACCGCCTACGAGATGGGCAGATGAGTTGATAGAAGAGATGGCTGCTTTCCCTAATTCAGATCACGATGACCTTGTGGACTCAACAACGCAGGCATTGCGCAGATTCAGACAGGGCGGGTTCCTCTCTTTGAATACCGACGAGAAAGATGAGCCGATCAATTTCCGTCGAAAAGCTGCATATTATTAAAGGAACATCATGATTGACAAGTCTCTCCATCAAGCACCAGCCGGACTCGAAAGTCTAGCCAACGAACCAATCGAAATTGAGATTGTCGATCCTGAAGCAGTCCACATCAAAGCAGGCGACCTCGAAATTGATATGGAGCAGGGCGAAGATGGCGACTTTAATGCAAATCTAGCCGATGAGATGAGTGAAGGAGCTCTGTCAACACTGGCAGGAGATCTTGAAAAAGATATTAGTATGGACAAGAACTCCCGCAAAGAGTGGGAGAAAGCATACACAGAAGGCCTGAAATTACTGGGTCTTCATATGGAAGAAAGAACAGAACCCTGGGATGGAGCTTGCGGTGTCTTCCACCCCATGATCACAGAAGCGGTGGTTAGATTCCAGTCTGAAATGATCACCGAGACTTTCCCGGCTCAAGGTCCAGTCAGGACTAAGTTACTCGGAAAAGAAACCCCACAACTCAAAGAGATCGCAACCAATGTCGAAGATGACATGAACAATGAGTTGACGGAAGTGATGAGAGAGTTCAGACCGGAACACGAGAGAATGTTATGGTCTTTGCCTGCAACGGGTTCCGCGTTCAAGAAAGTTTACTTTGACCCCAATCTGGGAAGACAAGTATCTATCTTTATCCCTGCTGAAGATATTATCCTGCCTTACGGCGCGACGGATATGGACACATGCTATCGAGTAACGCATGTGATGAGAAAGACCAAGAACGAGATTTTGAAATTACAAAACTCTGGTTTTTATCGTGATATTGAATTGCCCGAGCCTTCCCGTGCAAAGGAAGATATTCAAAGTGCGAAAGATAAAGAGACTGGGTTTAACGACCTGAGTGACGATAGATATACTTTATATGAGTGCCATGTAGATTTGGACCTCGATGGATTTCAAGATGTTGACGAAGATGGAAATGAGACGGGGATTATGTTCCCTTATGTCGTGACCATCATTAAGGGTACGAATGACATTTTATCCATCAGGAGGAATTGGAATGAAGGTGATACGCTCAGACTCAAGCGCCAGCATTTTGTCCACTACCAATACATACCCGGCTTTGGCGCTTACGGGTTCGGCCTCTTCCACCTCATTGGCGGGTTTGCTAAATCTGCCACCAGCATCATGCGACAACTCGTTGATGCAGGAACTCTTTCAAATCTGCCTGGGGGACTCAAGTCCAGGGGCCTGCGCATTAAGGGCGATGATACCCCAATTGCTCCGGGCGAATTCAGGGATGTAGATGTAGCGTCAGGAAATATCCGCGACTCTATTCTTCCCCTTCCCTATAAAGAGCCCAGCCAAGTTCTTTACAGCTTGCTCAATAACATTGTCGAAGAAGGCAGACGTTTTGCTGCTACTGCCGATATGTCTATATCAGATATGTCAGGTCAGGCTCCTGTAGGAACGACACTTGCGTTACTCGAGAGACAGTTAAAAGTATTGTCCGCTGTTCAAGCGCGTACACACTTTGCTCTGAAGCAGGAGCTTAAGCTTCTCAAGAACATCATCCGCGACTATACCGATGAAGACTATAAATATGATCCTGAGTATGGCGGTAGAAAGTCTAAAAAATCTGACTACGATAAAGTAGATATTATTCCTGTATCAGATCCTAATGCAGCTACAATGTCCCAGCGCGTTGTGCAGTATCAGGCTGTGATTCAAATGGCTCAGATGGCGCCACAGATTTATGATCTGCCACAACTGCACAGATCCATGTTAGATGTTTTGGGGATTAAAAATGCAGAAAAACTGGTTCCATTACCCGATGATCAAAAGCCTACGGATCCAGTATCTGAGAATCAAGCGGCGCTTAAAGGCAAGCCACTGAAAGCGTTTTTGTTCCAGAACCACCAAGCTCACATTGCGGTCCATCAGTCTATGATGCAAGACCCAATGATCATGGCCATCATTGGACAGAATCCCCAGGCCAACCAAATCATGGCGGCTCTTCAGGCTCACATGGCCGAGCACGCTGGATTCTTGTATCGTCAGAATATCGAGGAACAGCTCGGAATGGCATTGCCTCCCGAAGACGAGAAGATGTCTCCTCAACTCGAGACTGCATTGTCAGGCATGATGGCCCAAGCCGCTCAGCAAGCAGCCCAGCAACACCAGGCATTGGCCGCTCAACAGCAGGCCCAACAGCAAGCACAAGATCCTGTATTGCAAATGCAACAACAGGAATTGCAAATTGCTCAGCAAGAAGTCCAGATCAAAGCGCAAAAATTGCAGCTTGATGCACAACTTGCGGCGCAGAAACAGCAACTTGCAAAAGCTAAAGCTGCATCTGAATCAGCTGTTGCGATGGCAAAAGTACAACTTGAGCAAGAGAAGGTTGGTGGAAATCTAAAGCTCGAATCCATGAAGGTTGGAGCCGGGATTAGACGTGACCAACACAGAGTAGCAAGTCAAGAACAGCAAGCCGGATTGAAGGCTGGAATTGACATTGCAAAAAGCAAAGCTCAAATCAATCATGAAGCCCAGCAAAACTCCATGCAGGTTTTGAAGGACATCCATGAAAACGCGGAAAACCGCGCAAACTCGTTGAGGCAAGCTGCCCTCAATCGCAATCAACCAAATGAGCCAACTAAAGAATGATAGATCAATTCGCTAACGTATTGCGCGAGAAAATACGAACTGACATGAACAACTATGCCGATGATATGGCTGGTGGTGCGTGTCGCTCTTTTGAAGAGTACCAAAAACTTTGCGGTGTTATTTCGGGTCTAGCCATCGCAGAGCGTTATTTACTTGACCTGCTTAAAGAAAGTGAAGAAGATGAGTAATTTGATACTCCCCCCAGGCGTTTCTATGCCTGAAACCATCCAACCCGTGGAGGCCCCACAAGAGGATGCAACGCCTGAAGAAAAGGCAACCGTTCTGCCAGAGCCAGCAGGTTACAAGATTCTTTGCGGAGTGCCAGACATTTCCGACAAGATTGACGGTACCGACTTGGATTTGGTTAGACCCTCCCAATTTGCAGCGCAAGAACAACACGCCACAACCGTATTGTTTGTGTTAAAAGTTGGCCCAGAGGCGTATACAGATAAGACCCGTTATCCATCAGGTCCTTGGTGTAAGCCAGGCGACTTTATCTTAACTCGTACTTATTCTGGTACGCGATTCAAAATCTTCGGCAAAGAGTTTCGTCTAATCAACGAAGATCAAGTCGATGCAGTAGTCCAAGATCCCCGCGGAATTAGCCGCGCATAAAGGAAAATCATGAACGACCAATTCAAGTTTCCCGATGAAATTGAAAATGAAACTCCAACTCCAGAGGTTGAAGAAGAAATTGAGATTGAAATCGTAGACGACACTCCCGAAAGGGACAAAGGCAAACAGCCCTTAAACAAGGAAGTTGCTG